AATTTCCACCTGGTGCATCTACATCTCTAAATTCACCTGGTTGAATTGATTGTGCATCATCTCTAATTCTAATACCACGCATTTTAAATCCAGCTGGTAAGTTAGATAAAGTTCCTGCATCCAATAACTGACGGAGTGCTGCAGTTGCAGTTCTGCTCAATCCGCCAATCATATGGATTAAACCAAAGCCATAAAAGCCTAGTCCTGGAAGAAACTTAAAGTGCGTAAAGTATGGTATCTTAGTTTTGTCTGGATCACCAATTTCATAGTTACGTCTAATAGATAAAACATTTCTTGTAGATTCATCTATTGTTACTATGTATGGAATTTTAATTCCTGAAGGTTCACCAGTTTCTGGATCTTGATCTTCAAAACCTTCTATGTCTAAATTAACATGACATTCTAAAATAGTATAAACATCATCGTCTTGAGTTTTTCTTTGACCTTCTAATTCTCTTTCTTTTTTCTGAACATCATCTTCAACTTGTCTTGGAGAACCTAAATCAATATCTAAATAAAAACCTGCAACTTGTTGTTTTCTTAATTCGTTTTTAGAAATTTTTACCCGATGGATGATTGCCTCTGCATCGTCTAATGAGGTAGCCGTGTAGGGTACAATCAAATCATCTGCCGGTACAAACTTTGATGTAGCTTGTTTAGTTAACTCATCATAATAAGTTTTCTTAAAAGCTGACCCTGCTAATGGTAAATAAAATAGCATTTGATCAAAGTCGGGCTCATAGTCTTTCATTTTTTCCATGAGCTCGTAGTTCATAAAATCTTTAACACGTTGTGCTTGTCTTGTTTTTTCTTCGTTAGGTGCACCAATTACTTGAGTTCTAACTGGTCCATCTGCTGGTAATAATTCTTTGTAAGCTAATGCTTGAAACTGAGTAACTGCTTCTGCAAGAACTGGGTGAGTTGCACCACTAGCTCCTTGGAAAGGTTCTGTTCTCATATCATATTTAAAACCTAAAAGATCTAAACCTTGGGTGTAAGAACGTTCCCATTCTTTTCTACCCATTTGATAATCTTGATATTTTTGAGAAAGGTCTGCACCCATTTCATCTAAAATATCATCTGGTAAAAATTCTGCTAAGTTTGCATAATGCTCGTCACCACCTTCTGGTGATGCAGCGTTTGGATCAAAGTCTACTTCAACTGATCCATCTTCTTGTTCGTTAACTTCTACAGGACCTGGAGCTTTACTAATTTCTTCTTGAGCCTCAACTACTGTTTCTTTTATTTCTTCCGCACTAGGAAGTTCTACTGAGCCTCTTGGACTTTGAGTCAGAGACTTGTCTATTTTGTCTGCCATTTTTTATTTTCTCCAGTTTCACTGTTCTAACAGTATTATAGTTAATATTCAACCCCTGAGGCGTGGGTCCGGATTCAGGCGGCAGGAGCCATGTCTTAGGGTATTTACTCATTGTACGTGTATTTCTTCATATCTTCTAAATCAATCTCATCAATAAATTCTTCTATGTCTTTAAGCTTGCCTTCTCCGTCAGGTTTAGCTGTTGCTTCTTTATAAGTATAGCTTCCAACTTCAGGGTCATATTCTAATTCCATTTCCATATCTTTTTCTAACATATCACCTTGTTGATTTCTTTTTGTAATTGTTGTTTTATTACCTTGTTGTGTAACCACAAAATCATCTGCTTGATAAACATCTGCAAATTCATCTGATCTATTACCAGTAAAATATTTCTTTCCTGTTGCTTCAGCTTTTGCTTTAACTTTAGCAATAAGATCAAATATAAAATCAGGAATACCATCTGCACCTTTTCTCATTACTTCAGCTACTTTTGGTGCTTGAGTTCCAATATCAATAAATCTTCCAAGAATAGGTAATGATGCAAGGCCACCCATAATTTTCATAAATTTTCTTTTTTTAGGATCTTCTGGTCCATCTGCAAAACCTGCACGTCCACCATCAGCAAAAGTTCCTTTAAGAATAAGTTGTATGTTTTCAAAATCTTTATCGGATTTAATTTGAAACTTATTACCTTTAGGATCTCCCATACCTAATATAAAATTAACCATGTCTTTTTTACCTATAGTATCTTTAAAAAGAGTATCACCTTCTGGAGTAACAACATCTACCTTAACTTTACCTTTATCTATTTCAGCACCACCAAAAAATTTATTTCCTTCAAGTAAACTGGTAAGTCCATAATTTAAATCTCTTTCAGAAACTTTTATGCCAGGGCCAACCTCTTGTTCACTTTGCATACCACTAGCTCTTGGATATAATTTTAGACGTGGTGTGCCATTTTCAAAACCCATTCTACCACCAGTAGCAGCAGAGGCTCTTGACATAAATTCTTCTGTAGCTTTTTCTTCTTCTAGAAACTGTAATCTTTCTTCAGGGTCCATGGCTTCTATCATACGATTTTTCTTTTGCTCTTCATCGTAAAGTTTTTTAATTCCTTCAACTCCAAGTAAAGTTAAACCAACAGGAGTCATGACACTAGGTGCTCTTGCAGCTAAAGCTCCAAGTTTTCCAAATTTTGATAAGCCTTGTAAACCAAAAACATTACTCATAATTCCTTTTGGTAGTTGACCTGCAACTCTTTTTATTTGTTCAGGTAAAAGTAATTCTGCACCAGCTTGACCTAGACTAGGATCATCACTTGCTAATTCAGTTGCTGCTAATGTTAAACCAGTTAAAGGTGATCCCACTGCTCTTACAGTATTGCCTAGACCCCTTGCAATTTGTTTAGCAAATTTTCCGTATAAGTTTCTTCCTTTTTGAGTTGCTAATGGAGCAGCAGCTGCAGTTACACCTAAACCTGGTTCAGCTCTTTCTGGATCAAATCCTTCTTCAGGTTCAGGATTTATTTGACCTGGAGATCCTTCTGGCAACATTCCTGGAAAAGGAGCAGGGGTATCTGTGCCATCGTCTGCGGCTGCTGCTGAAATACCACCGATTGTCATACCTGTTGCTAATACAAGAGGTCTAAATTTTTTAGGAATTTTAGACATAAATCCAGGTTCGGATAATTCTTTTGTGTATTTTAAAAGAGGTTGTCTATCTCTTAAAAAACTTTCTGTGCCTTTTCCTAATTTTTTTTCTCTAGCAATTTGATTTTTTAAATTTAATTCAATAGTTTCTAAATCTGCATCTGTTATTTCTTTTACAGGTTTATTATCAAGAAAACCCATGCCATATGTTTTTATATAATTAATTCCATACGTGTATGGTTTTAAAGTTTCTGTATCTACTAAAATACCTTGAACTCTTTGATTAGTTAAATCAACTACAGTTGATATTTCTTTGTTAACATCATCTATTCTTTTTTGAATGTTTTTTGGAATTTCTAAACCTTTATTAATAGAACGTCTTGCTGTTTTAATTAAATTATTTTGTTCTTGATATAAATTATCAAGTTTGTTTTCAAATTTTCTAATGGCTCCACTGTTTATTCCAGGTGCTTCTACACCTAAATTTAAAATATTATAAAGCTCACCTAACTTACCAATTTGTTTGTAACTAGCTCTATGAGCTGTTGCTAAATCACTTCCTTCTTTCATTCTTCCTATATCAGCTTCAATGTTTGGATCAGATACTTGTTCTAATATAATTTCTCTTAAACCTTTATTAGCTTTTCCTTGTTTTACTAAATTTTTAGAAAATTTTTTAGACCCAGCAATAGCTTGATCAGCTTGAGCTTTAGTTTTATAATATTGTGTTCCTTGATATTCAGGAGGTATTTTAGTTGTTTCAGTTGAACGTGGTACGTTAAAAGTTATTTTATACTTAGATCCGGCTGGTGCTAAAACTTTTGTTCCAGTTCTGCCAACTGTAAAACCTCTTAAATCTCTTTCAGTAACTTCTCTAATTTTATTATATCTATCTTTAGGTAAATTTGGATCTGCTTCTTGTGTTTTAAATTTTTTAGGTCTAACAATATTTCCTGCTTCCTCTTCTGCAGTTATAAATCTTCTTATAGTTGAGTCATCAATATTAATTCCTTCTTCTGCTAATTTTTTAGATATATAAGTAGAACCACCTTCACCAGACGTATATATTTTTTTAATTTTAGTTTTAAGATCCTCTGTAAAAATACTAGTTTTTTTCTTACCACTTTGGTTTAAACCAATACTGTAAGCTTCAGATGTAGTTGGATATCTTTTATTTTCTTTTATAAAATCTTCGTATTTATTTACTTGTCTTTTAAAAAATTTTAATTCATTATTTTTATGAAGCTCTCTAAAATTTTTACCATACTGTGATTGAGCCATTTTATCTAAAAGATCCTTACCAAATTTGTCTTCATATAATTTGTATGAAGCTTCTGATTTAGATATATTACTAAACCCTTCTCTTGTACCTAGATCTTCTCCTTCAATTACACCGCCACCTATTGCAAAGTTATCTCTATCAGATACTTCAATCTGTTCTGTAACTTTTTCACCTAGCTCACCAAAGTAAGGCATTAACATTTCTGTGTGTTGTTCTTTTGTAATCTCTCCATCTTTGAGAGCTTCATCCATATACATTTTTAAAATAGAAACTTTACTTCTAGGCATTAAACTGCCTTTTGCTTTTTTCAGTGTTTGCATTTTATTAATGAAAGTTGGTTGAGGAGTTCCATTCTGAAAACCAGGACGTCTCATGTAAGACATCATTTGATTGTAATCGTTGAGTTTCAAGTTAAACTCCTAATATGTGAGGTAGTCCACCTGAAGCATTATTTTTTCTTCTTGTGACTTTATCAAACTCACCTTGAAATTCTAAAGTGTCACCTTTTTCCATTAACAATTTATCATAAGCATCAGGATCTAATCTTCTATTTTCTAACATCTTAATAATTGTACCTTGAAGTTCAGGTTCCATTTCCATCATTTGATCAATCATATCTTCATCTAATTCAGGAAAATTTTGTCTAAGTTTTTCTCTACTTAATTTAAAACCTTTTGGTACTTCAGGTACATCTAAAATTTTTCTTGGTTTATTTCTAGCTTCAAATTCTGAAATTAATTGTTGTGTAGTTTTTTGTGGCTGATCAACTTTGTCTGCAGTTGTAATTGCATCTTCACCAAATCTATTCATAATTTTACCAACAGCACTTTTTAAAGATTCTATTCCAGATACTGTTTTACCAACCTTTGGTATTTTATTTATTAATTTTTTAGGATCATCAGGACCATCAGCAAAACCCATTCTACCACCATCAGCTTTTTTAGGTCTGACTACTTCATTAAAAGTTCTTTCATAAAAATCTATAGTGTCACTTATATCAACACCTTCATCCATGGCATTACTTTTAATTTTTGCCATAGTAATTCCAAAGTCATCAGACTTTGTTCCTGAATACATAATTTTCATTACTAAATCATCATCCTGTAATTGATCTACTAAATCATCAAACATATTAGATCTAACTACAGCACCCATATCAACAGTGTCAAATATACCTTGACCTGCATCTTCAACTAACTCAGCTACAAAAAGTTTTTGTTTTGTAGTTTTAGCACCTAGATTATCAATTATACCTTTAGCCTTATTTAATTTTCTTGCATTCTCATCCATTGTAAATGCTGACATTTGTTCATCACTTATAAATGATTTTTTAGGTTGATTACCAAAAGGTACAACACCACTATCTTCTAAATCTTTTAATAAATTATTTAATTGTTCAGTTGTTTCTTTACCAGTTAATTTACTAGAAGCTTCTGGATATGCTGACTCTAAAAGTTTAAGTGTATTTTCTTTTGTCCCTGGAATTTGACCTCTTACAAAAGCACCTGGAGTTTCCAGAGTTTCATCAATATCAATGTCTCTTGAGGCCTGACTCATGATACCAGTATCAAGAGTTGATATGTTTTCACCTTGTGAGGTAATTTTTCTTTTAGCCTCTTCCATGATCATTTCTTCTTCGATTGGATTAGGATCTCTTTTAGTTTGTTTTTTAAAACCTTTTAATAATGCGTTGTAAGCTGAGGTTACTGTTTTGTAAATTTTACCGACTTTTGGTATTTTATCTATAGCCATTAATAATACGTCCTCTGTTGTGGAGGCATTTTATCCTCCTCATAATCTTCAGGGTGCTTGATCAAACCTCCCTGTCTAAATCTCATTACAGCTTGCGTCATGGAATCCACTAGATCATCATGGTCTCCGTAAGGAAAAGCTGCACATTCCTCAATGACTTCTTGTGCGAAGTCTAATTCTTTGGGCGCCCATATCAGTCCCGACTCAAAGAGCGGAGATACTGCGTTTACTCTAGTATGC